ACGAACTTCATGACGTCGATTCTGGATATTGCCCGATCTCAGCGCCAATTAGGTCAGTTCATCAGCCTTCAAGGATCAGGGGTTATCTCACGGCTTCGCAATCAGATCTGCTCAACCTTCTTGGATAAGACCAAGGACGATTGGTTGCTCATGATCGATACCGATGAGATGCTGACCATCGAGGGCTTTCAGAAGCTCGTCAAAGCGGCAGATCGTAAGACCGTGCCTATCCTGTCTGGGGTTGTGCATGGGGCATGGGAAGTCGAAGGAGCCATCTACCCGGAGCCGGTTCCTTGCATCTTCCGCACGAATGAGAATGGGGGTCTGTACTCGGTGCATGACTACCCGGAGGATGAGGTCATCGAGATCGATGCGGCTGGTACCGGGTGCCTGCTCGTGCATAGGTCAGTCATCGAGAAGTTCAGGACTGAATCAGACCCGGTTCATCAGCAAGGCAAGTGGGGCTTCTTCCAAGATATGCCACTTCACGGCCAATGGGTCGGTGAGGATCTGTTATTCAGCCTTAGAGCCAAAGGATTCGGTTTCAAGATCTTTGCTCACACCGGAGTACAGTTAGCACATGAGCGCCGATATTGGCTAAGCAAAGACCATCACACCGACTTTCGGCGCTTCAACCTTCCACGTCACCACTCGCCAGAGAAAGAAGTAAGCCATGGCAGTATCGAGTAAGCAAGTAACAATGAGCACGACCGTTCAGCAATTGGTATCACCAGACAACGTGCGCCAAGATGTGTGGATTCATGCAAAGCATCAATGCTTCATTGGTGGCAGCGCTGGCGTGAACACCAGCAACGGCTTCATTGTGGACAACGGTGACGAATTCCGGATCACACTCTTCGAAGGTGATGAGCTGTGGGGATTGACCGATAACATGACCGGCACGGTCTATCTGCTAATTAGCGCTCAAAGTTGATGCAAAATGCGTTTTTTCCCGGTCAAAACGGCACGGATACGCCGCCCTCCATTTTTTATCTCTCTCCCCGAGCACGATAAAAAAGGATTTGGACAGATTTGATGGGATTGTCCAATAATTACCGGAAGTACGGAAGAAACTACAAGATACTTCGAAAAAAGATTTTGGGGCAGTTCCCCCAATGTCATTGGTGCAAATTGGAGTTGGCAACGACTTTGGATCACGATCCACCGCTTGCCGCCTTTCCTTCACCGGAGCTTTGGGTCGGCAGGCTAATACCAGCATGTGCGAAATGCAACTATTCGAGAGGGGCTAGATATGGCAACAACAAGCGCAAAGCCGGAAGGCGAAGTCGTAAGTGGTAAGAAGCCGGTGGGCAAGCATCTTCAAGTGATGAAGCGTGCCATCAAGAAGCGTCAGATTGATCCGGTCAAGGCCGAGATGCTTCGTGGCCTTGCTCGGGCATGGGATGAGATCGAATCCAGCGGTCAGTACATCGCGACGATTCCGGCCATTTCGAAAGAGATCCGGGAGATCTGGGATTCCCTGGGTAATCCAGAGGATGACATCACCGCGCTATGGTCTTAGAAGCCGATGAGCGTCAGCTCTTGTGCGCTCCGCGTTGGAGTACGCCGAGAGACTATGCGTATGAAAGCGACGGTGAGCGGCTGGCAAAGGTCGCACGCTTGATGGGCTTCGAGCTCTTTGCTTGGCAGCGTTTGGTCGCAGATGTAGGTCTGGAACGCAAGGGTGATGGTTATCGATATAGAACGGTCGGATGTGCCGTAGGTAGACAATCGGGCAAAAGCAAATTGATCGAGACCCGCATCGCTTATGAACTTCTCCAGCCAAGCCGACACGTCGCCTACACCGCACAAGATCGAAATATGGCGAAACTCAAATGGGAAGAGCATATACACTCGCTGGAATCCTCCCCGGCCTTGGCTAAGTATATTCGCAAGGTCAGCCGCAATAACGGCTCAGAGCGACTCTATATGAAGAATGGCTCGATGTATTCCATCGTCACGCCAAACGATAAGGGCGCTCGCGGAATGAGTCTGAATCTGATGGTCATCGATGAAGCTCTCACGCATCCGCTGTCGTTGGTGGCCGCTTTGCAACCTACCCTTGCAACTCGGAAGAACGGTCAGCTCTGGATCTTGTCGAACGCCGGGATACCCGGTGAATCAGAGCTCTTGCAGCATTATCGCAATATCGGTCACACCGGAGTCCAAGATGACAATAATCCGCTGGCATGGTTCGAATGGGCGCCTGCCGAAGATAAATTTGATTACATGGATGAAGCCGTTTGGCGTCAGGCAATCCCATCGCTCGGTGAAAGCCATGGCGTCTTGCTTGAAGCGGTGAGAGAAGCGGCTCTGACGAACAGCCCGGACATCTTTATGAAGGAATGGCTCAACGTCTGGATTTCTAGCGAAGCCGCCCAAGTCGTGGCCACCGAGCTTTGGGATAGTCTGGCAAGGACAGACATCGTCGTAGGTAATCGCATGGTCTTGGGAGTCGATATATCTCGCGAGCGTGATCGAGCATCAATCGGAGTCTCGTCATTGGTATCTGGTATGACTCCGGTGGAAGTAGTCGAAGCAAGGGATGGAGTCGGCTGGCTAGTGCCACGCTTGATCGAAATTGCAAAGAAATGGAAGGCTCCGGTTGTCATCGATGCCGGATCTCCGGCTGGTTCAATCATCGGACAACTAGAAAACGCAGGAGTGAAGGTCATCGCCATTGGCCTTCGAGATTACGCTAGAGCGTGCGGCAGCTTCTACGATGCAGTTCAAGAGCGCACGATCTGTCACTTGGATGACCCTAACTTGCGAGATGCCATCATCGGCTCAAGCAAGCGACCGCTTGGCGATTCATGGGCATGGAATCGTCAAAGCACAACGAACATCACGCCACTCGTGGCCGTCACTCTTGCCCGGTATGGCCTAGTCAATGAACCGGAAGAGAAGCCGGTCGTAAGGAGCCAGATATTCTGATGAGAAAGCACATCGCAAGCATCGTCCAAGTAGCCGGTGCAATCACTCTTACCGTATCGGGAACGATGATCTCGCCGATCTTTGGTATATCATTAGCAGGGATTCTTCTTCTTCTCTTTGGTATCGCGCTCGAACGGAGAGCACAATAATGCTAGGACGATTACTCAAGCGCCAGATACAACCGAACACGGTGTACACATCGTCAGGATATGTCGATTCTCTTGGTCGTGTCGGTCGTTTCTTTCAAGGCTCTTGGTCTGGCACGTATGTCGATGACAAGACCGCGCTTGGTATTCCTGCAATCTGGAGAGGTGTCACACTCATATCGGATGCAATCGGAGCATTACCGATTCATGCATATCGCAAAGGCGAGCTCGTAGATCCAACTCCGAAGATATTAGAGCGTCCGGTTCCTACCGAGACACGCATGGAGACATATGCATCGATGGCAGCGTCTCTTCTCGTCCATGGCAATTACATCGCAGTTCTAGGTGAACCCGGTGCGAATGGTCTGCCAGATTTCTTTTATCCGGTGGAAGTCAATCGCGTTCATGTCAATCGCGAAGAGGATGGCCGTGTCACCTATCGCATCGATGACAAGACTTACGACAAGTCAGAGATCTTTCATGTCAAGAATTTCACCATGCCTGGATCTCTTGTCGGTGAAGGCATTCTTGCCGTCCAACGTCAAGCATTGGGCAAAGGCATAGCGATCAATGAATATGCGGCGCGTTACTTTGATGGCGGTGTCTTACCATCGGCAGTGATCAAGTCATCCAATCCAGATCTAAGCCAAGACGAAGCAGATGCTTTGAAGGCTGCATGGATGGCGATGTATAGCGCACGCAACCGTCAGCCAGCGGTCTTGAACTCCAGCACAGATTTCGAAGTCATCTCAAGCAACGCGCAAGAGAGCCAGCTCATCGAAGCGCAACAGCAATCCCTTGTCGAAGCCGCGAACATCCTTGGACTTCCAGCGTATTATCTCGGAGCACCGAATAGCTCTCGCACCTATGCAAACGTTGAGCAAGAGAATCTTCAACTTGTTCGATGGTCGATTCAGCCGATCGCAGAGCGCATCGAGCAGGCCATGAGCGATCTCTTGGTGCGTGGTCAATATGCGAAATTCAACTATGACTCACTTCTTCGCACCGATACCTTGAGCCGTTATCAAGCGCACAAGATTGCTTTGGAGGCAGGCTTCTTGACCGTCGATGAAATTCGCGAGTATGAGGATATGAAACCGATGTCCGAAGAGGTCGAAGATTATGAAGATGAAGATGAAGTCAATGAGGACTTGCAAGACTCCGAACAACAGCCCGGCGAAATAGGTGGAGGCACAGATGCAGACCTTTGAGAGTCGAACCCTTAGCGCAGACCTTCAATATCGAGCAGAAGGTGATGGCCGTACCATCTACGGCATCGCCGTGCCTTATGACGTCGAAATGCGAGTGACTAGCGATACAACCGAGGTCTTTCGTCAGGGAGCCTTCGCCGATGTCGTAAGAGCACCGCACCGAGTCAAGTTGCTTCGTGGGCATGATGCCAAGGCATATCCGCTCGGTCGTGCGACCTTGCTTCGTGAAACGGATAAAGGTCTTTACGCCGAATTCAAGATCAGCAAGACACGCGAAGGCGATGAGGCTCTTGAGCTCATCAAGGATGGAGCGCTTGATCAATTATCGATTGGCTTTATGCCGCTCAAGAATCGCAAGCGTCCAGATGGCGTCATCGAGCGGATCAAGGCTCATCTGGCAGAAGTCTCCCTCGTGACCTTTGGAGCCTATGGTGATTTCGCCATGGTCGCAGGCACAAGAGCCGAAGATCGACCATCGACTCCACGGCTGGATGCAGCCAAAGAGATCTTGGCAAAGTTGAAGAAGTAATGCCGTACTCCATCGTCAATGACCATCCCGAGTGTGATGGCTTTGCCGTCATCAAGGATGAAGGTCGAGAGCTTCTTGGCTGCCATCGAACACAGGCGCAGGCTCAGGATCAATTGACGGCCATCAACATCTCCGAATATGGCAATCGAGAGCTTCCAGATAACTACCGTCCGGCATCGAGCGCTGACGTGCCAGAGGGTCGCAATTGCGCTAATTGTTATTTCTATGAAGCCGGATATTGCTCGCTTTGGGAAGATAACGTCGAAGCCGATTATTACTGTAATCGATGGGCGCAGATCGAAGAGCGTCAAGACGGTTATACGCCAACAAGCGCTATGAGAGCAGAAGCCGAGCGTGGCCTTGCATGGCGTCGTGAGTTCGGTCGTGGTGGCACAGAAGTAGGAGTCGCGAGAGCTCGCGATATTTCCAATGGTCGAGCATTGTCGCTGGATACGGTTCGCCGGATGGTTTCATTCTTTGCTCGTCACGAAGTCGATAAGCGAGCAGAAGGTTTCTCACCAGGAGAAGATGGCTATCCTTCGAATGGCCGAATCGCATGGGCGCTCTGGGGAGGCGATGCTGGACAGTCTTGGGCAAACAGAATTTCGAAGCAGAATGAAACACGGCTGGAGAAGGCAAAAGCAATCTTGCAGTCAATCAAGAAAAAAGATATAGAATAAGCACGTTGGAGATCACCCCGACACGTTAGGCAACACCTCGCTATCGCGACACCTTGCCTAGATTGGCGATCGGCACCATCTCGTCAATCAATCAACCCTTCCGAAAAATGGAGAAAACAATGGCAAACGCCTTCCTTGATTCTCTTCGCGAAAAGCGAGAGAGCAAGACATCGATGGTCGAAGCGATCATCAATCGTGCAGCTGAAGAGCTCCGCGATGTCTCCGAGGTTGAGCTCGCAAATGTCGAGGCTCTCAATCTCGAAATCAAGAAGCTCGATGAGAGAATCGAACAGATCTCTGACATTGAACTTCGCAACGCCAAGGCAGCGGAACTTGCAGCCAAGGTAGATTCAGCAAAGCCAGCAGCCGAGAAGCGTGAGAAGTCGCTCATCACAAGCGTTCGTGAGGAGCTTACCTATTCACAGCGTAACGCAGACAGCTTCCTCAGCGATGCAATCAACGCACACCTTCGCCGTGATCCAGATGCAGAAGAGCGCATCGCACGTCACCAGAGGGAAATGGCAGTAGAGAAGCGAGCAGCTTCGACCGGATCCTTCGCAGGTCTTGTCGTGCCTCAGTATCTCGTCGATCTCTACGCACCGCTTTCACGAGCTGGACGTCCATTCGCCGATGCAGCTCGTAAGCACGCGCTTCCGGCTCAAGGCATGTCGGTCGTTATCAGCCGAATCACAACCGGGACCGCTGTCGCGTATCAGACTTCACAGAATGACACCGCAGTAAGCCAAGATCCAGATGACACAACTTTGACCGTCGATGTCAATACCATCGCAGGCCAGAACTCAGTCTCGAAGCAAGCGCTACTCCGTGGCTACAACATCGAGAATATCGTCCTCAGCGATCTCATCCGTGCGTATCACACGCAACTCGACAGCTCCATTCTCAACGGATCCGGCACCAACGGCCGTCCTTTGGGCTTGGATGGTCTGACAACCGGAATCGTGGTCACTTACACCGCGACCACCGGAACTGTTGCTGGTCTGTTCCCGAAGATTGCAGATGCAATCGGTCAGGTTCAATCGACCATCTACGCAAATCCAAACGCAATCATCATGCACCCACGACGTCTTGCATTCTTCTTGGCAGGCGTTGATTCCCAGAACCGTCCGTTGGTTGTGCCACAGGCTTACAACCCACAGAACGCGATGGGTACCGGTGCTGGTGTTCCAGCGTATGGAAACTCCGGTTACTCGATCCTTGGCCTTCCGGTCATCGTCGATGCAAACGTCACAACGACAGCATCAACGGATCAGGATCGAATTTACGTCGTAGATCTCAATGAGTGCCACCTCTGGGAAGAGGCAAACTCTCCGACCTACGTCAAGTTCGAAGAGCCAAACGGCAAGGTTGCTCTCAATATCGTCATGTTCGGTATGAGCGCCTTCACCGCTCTCCGCTACCCAGGAGCGATTGCTCGCATCCAAGGTACCGGACTCGCAGCGCCTAGCTTCTAGTGCGCTCTCGTTCCCGGCAAGGTTCCCTTTCCCTTGCCGGGAACGTTATACCCATGATCGGCTGGATTGGGCGATC